TAACTATATCTACATTACAAGTGAAACCAAGTGAAGGAGCGTTTGCAGATGGGGATAAAACCAAATTAGATGGTATTGAAGCATTAGCGGATGTTACTGATACTGCTAATGTAACTGCCGCTGGTGCTTTGATGGAGTTGCCAACTGCAGGTGCATCAACACTGGGGGGAATAAAAGTGGGAACTAATTTATTAATTGATGGTGATGGTGTGCTTTCTAGTAGTGGTGGTGGAGCAAGTGCTTTAAATGATTTATCTGATGTATCTTATAGTAGTGGTGATTTAACAATTACCAGTTTAGATACTTTAATATTTTCTAATAGTGATGCAACAGAAATTAAAAATACAGCAACCGCACATAATACTGATGGTAAAAATTTAACAATAACTGCTGGTAATACAACTGCTGGAACCACAAATGATATTGCTGGTGGTAATTTAATTCTTCAAGGTGGTCAAGGTAAAGGTACCGGAGCTGGTGGCTCTATAATATTTAAAACAGCACCTGCTAGCACTTCAGCAAACACATTAAATCTATTAAACGAAGCATTTACTATTTCAGATGATGGAAGTATTTATACTTCTAAAGTAGACAAAACAGATTCTGCTGTAGGTGATGGATTTGATGATTGTTCTATATGTAATATTTTTATTAATAAATTTGGTGGGGAGATTATAACAACGTTTCAAATAGATATTTCAGGATTATTTGGTGCAGCATTAGGTGGGTCGGTAATAGGTTCAGGATCAAATCCATCAAATTTTTATCAGGTCACCTCATCTAGTAATGGAATATTATATAAAGTAGAATTAAACTGTATACAAACACCAAGTGATTCTACTGGCATGACACAATCTACAAGCATAGGTATAAAATATCATAGTTCCGCGATGAATCATGGAAATGATTACGATGGTAACTTATTAATAAATGCAAGTAGCCAATCTATAGGACAACAAATATCAACTTCAACGACATTAATAAATGGATTAAATAATCAATATTTGCATTTATATGCTGGAACAATGGGCAGTCCAGATTCTAATGCATATAATGCTGGTAAATTTTTAGTAAAATTGTATGGTGCAACCTTTTAAATTTAAATTATAATATAGCCTAATATTAGTATGAACCTTATAGAGTTACCAATATCTGTCTTAGACACTATTATATCAAATGTAAAAGATAGTGAATCTTATGCTAGCTTGAGAATATCGTGTAAATCATTATATTATTTAATGCGTGATGTAAAACGCTATTATAATAATAAAAATGTCAAAGAATTATTTATATTTACAGACACTATGTTAAATGGATTTCATATAAAATGGTATATAAATACTAAGTTGTCATCAATGGTTTTGTATGAAAACTCACAAAAACAAGGAAATCAAACCTATTATTATCCTTCGGGAAATATAAAATGTATTCAAGAATGGAAAAATGGGGAACTATATGGATTTGAAAGACAATACAATAATGCCACTAAAAGATTAGAAAAACTAACCGAATATAAATATAATGTGAAAGTGAATGATGAAATAATTTACACTAAAAAAGGAAAGATTTTATTTAAAATACACCATTTGAATAAAGATATTTACAAAATGACGTTGAATGACAATGAATACAAGATTATAGAAGGCACATTTATCAATAATAAATTACATGGACAACTTATAGTTACCTATTTAAATACTAATAATTTATCATATATAAAAATTAATAAATATATATACAATTATGACTATGGTTCTCTAAAATCATTAGGAAGTTACTATAATAATAATTTACTTGAAAAAATATCTCTAAAAAATGGGAAGAAGGATGGGTGGGCGTATAAATGGCATTATAGTCACAAACTTAAATGTTTAGCCTATTTTAATAAAAATAAATATGAAAAATCAATTAAATTATGGGACGAAACAGACAGTTTAAGGGAATCACTATCATTTATTGACAATAAGCCTAATGGTGTTTACAAAGCCGCTACAAAATACACCACTAAAATAATACCATATGTGAATGGTAAAATACATGGCATAGTGTGTGAAAATATACATTGTATAAATTTAAGCTATGATATAGCATTTTTAAATAATCATTTTGCGAATACAATAAAAAAAACAAACGATATTTTTAGAGAAGAAATATATTTAGATGTTGACTATTTCAGCTATACAAAATACCGCTTCAATAAAAAAATATACACTTTTAGACTGTTATCAAACTATATGGAATTAAACGTCTACGACAAACATGAGCTGTGTTGCTACAGTTATTCTAAAATAATTCCTTTAAATGAGTGTACTGATGTATAATATTTCTATAAATTTAAAAATCTATTTTCCACCAAAATTATTTTTATTTAAAGATTTATCTAGCTAATGATATATCTAAAAATATAGATTATGACCTTAATTGACGATTATTTGAAAGAACAAATAACATATTCTAAAAAATATGGCGATCGTACAATTGTGTTAATGCAGGTCGGTCATTTTTACGAATGTTACGGCGTCGACAACGCAGAGGAACAAACAAACAGTGCTAATTTATATCGTCTATCTAATCTATTAGATATCCAAATGACACGAAAAAATAAAAATATTAAAGAAACATCGCGTAAAAATCCATTGATGATTGGTGTCAATATTTATTCAATCGATAAATATATCCAAATCTTGCTAAACAATAGTTATACCAGTGTACTGATAGAACAAACTAGCGAACCACCGTATGTTGAAAGAAAAGTCACTAATATTTACAGTCCGGGAACGAACGTCCAATACAATCTCAAAGGCGAAACAAATAATCTAATGTGTATTTATATTGAATCGCCAAAGGCATTAAACTACAGCAAAAATATAATGTGTGTCGGGATTGCAACCATTGATTTGTCAACAGGAAAAAATAATGTATTTGAAGCCTATTCTAATCCAGATGATGTCAATCTTGGATTAGATGAAATATTCAGATTTATTCAAACATATGACCCTAAAGAGTTGATAATCATTAAGAAAAACCTTAATAAATCTAATGAATTTTTAAGTAATTATTTGGATCTAAGTCGAAGAGTCGTCCATTTCAAAGAAGACGCCGATGTCAAAGCCGAATATTATGAATTAAACTATCAAAAAACGATGTTAGAGCGTATTTTCCCTAAAAAAGGCATGTTGTCCATCATTGAATATTTAGACCTTGAAAACAAGCCATTTGGACTCCTTAGTTACGTCCAGGTATTAGATTTCGCTTATGAACACAACGCAACTATTGTAGATAAAATTTGTAAACCAAATATTGTCGAGACAAAGAAACAGTTGACATTAACTAATAATTGCATTAATCAATTGAATTTGGTCGAACATTCGGCGACACAAGGAGTGAATTGTAAATATAACTCTTTGTTTTCTGTGCTGAATAATGCAAGCACATCGATTGGAAAACGGCTTTTAAGGGAACGACTATTAAATCCTATATTAGACACAGATATTCTTAATACACGGTACGATTATATTGAGTCTATGATGGGTCGCACTACTTTAACTAATCCTGTAAAAGATAGTGTAAATGACGATACTAATGGAAACAATGGAACCGTAAATTCAACCGTTAATATGTATAAACTCTATGAAAACAACTTAGTTAAAATACAAGATATTGAACGACTACATCGTAAACTTGGTTTAGGGATGTTGCAGCCGGCTGATTTTGCGTCATTGGATTTTTCTTATGAACACATTATCAATATATTAGATATTAAAAATGATAGTTTAAATTCGTTGAGACCATCTCCTAATATTATATCGGATTTCAATGCATTTATCGATAAATACAATACAGATTTCAATATTGATGAGATTGTAAAGTACCATTTGGATAAAATAAATACATCGTTCTTTAAAAAAGGGGTTGTTCCTGAAATTGATGTTATTCAAACTAAAATAGACAATTATCATTACATGTTTGAAACAATTATTAAAAAACTAAGTAAATTCATTGAATCAGGGACTGTTCTAACTAAAAAATCGGGGAAAACGCAAACACTTTTGAGACTAGAAAACAACGACCGTGATGGCTATTATATATCGTTGACAACAAAACGATCTAATGTTCTTAAGAAAACCCTCACTAAAGAAAATTATCCTGTTTTAGATATTAAATTCACAAATAAAGTAGTTGAAATAGATACACAGACATTAGAAACAAAAGCGGCAACTAAGCCAAATGTGAAAATAATGAACACGTTTTTAAAAGACCTTTCTAACAAATTGGTATCGTGTGAAAATGAAATACATGATATGTGTAGGCAAAAATTCTTGGAAAAACTAATAGAATATGATAACCAATGGGGAGAAACACTTAAAATAATATGCGGCTACGTGGCAAATATTGATTTAATTAAAAGCATTGCGAAGACTTCACTGAATTACGGTTATGTTAGGCCAAAAATAGTTGATCTAAGTGGTGCATCTGATAATTGTGAATCAACAAGTTTCATTAAGGCAACAGCGTTACGTCATCCAATTATAGAGCGTATTAACACAGACACTAATTATGTTCCAAATAATATTTGCCTTGGGGGAATTGAACAGACATTAGATGATAATGTTAATGATATTGATAGTGTTAATAACGACAATAAAACAACTGGCATTTTACTTTTTGGCACAAATGCATCCGGAAAAAGTAGTTTGATGAAAGCCGTAGGTGTTAATATTATTATGGCGCAAGCTGGGTTTTTTGTTGCTGCTAAAGAATTCGAGTATTACCCGTATGAATATTTATTTACACGAATAAACAATAATGACAATATATTTAAAGGTGAATCGTCATTCGCAGTTGAAATGGGAGAACTTAGGAGTATTCTTAAACGTGCGAATAACAAAAGTCTTGTTTTAGGTGATGAACTGTGTTCGGGGACTGAAAATATATCGGCATTGTCAATCTTTAGTTCAAGTGTGGTAAATTTAGACAAACGTCAAACTAATTTTATATTTGCAACACATTTACACGATCTGTGTAAAATTCCGCAAGTCACAGAGTTAAAAACCATCAAAATGTTCCATCTAAAAGTGATATTTAATGAAACAACCGGCGAATTAATATATGATCGAAAATTGGAAGAAGGAAATGGACCAACTATTTATGGATTAGAAGTATGCCGTGCGATGGATATGGACGCAGATTTTCTAAAATTATCAGAGCAAATTAGGAAACAAATTTTGGGTCAATCACAACAATTATTAGAGCCAAAAAAATCACATTATAATTCTGCGGTATTTGTCCATGATTGTAGTGTATGTCAACAGAAAGCTGAAGACGTCCATCATATTAAATTTCAGTGTACAGCGAATGAAAATAATATTATAGAATCGCATATTGTAAAAGATACCAAATCCAATTTGGTTCCGTTGTGTAAAAAATGTCACAATGAAGTTCACAACGGATCATTAGAGATAAATGGATACGTTCAGACAAGCGACGGAATTAAATTAGATTATAAATATTTAACAAAAGAAGTTCTTACCATTAAAAAATCTAAAGGTAAAAAATTGACTGAAGACCAACTAGAGATTATTAGCGAATTCAATGAACTCAATAAAAATAAAACGATTAAAATTACACAGCGTGAAGCACTAATATATTTAGAAAAAACACATCATATCAAAATGTCTATATCAACATACAGTAAAATTATTAAAGGAAAATATTAAAATAACAAAATTGATTTTAATTAATCATATATGATGATAAATATATCATGTCTTCGTCAGCTGTAGTATCTACTAAAAAAATTAAATTTCCAAAGCATCTTATTTACAAATCTAAAAAATCGGACAATGACATTTATTTTGAAAAATATCGGAAAAAATCGGGTAAAGAACGGAAAAAGATGAATAGATATCCAAAATGGGATAAACGGATTGAAATGATTAACAAGCTAGATAGACAACGGCAGGCATATTTGGATTCATTGAATAAGACTATGACATAAGACTATGACATAAGACTAACAGTATCTTAACATAGTTATTAAAGAGAAAAAATAAAAATAACAAAATTGATTTAAAGTTTTTTCTTATTATATTGATTACAATACACAAACAATGACTATGAATAAAACAATGACTAAAAAAATGACAACTATTATGGGAATTATGGCAATGACAATGCCATTGAGTGCTGATGCAGCATTTGGACTTCCAGATAATGTAGATTTTGTGACACGAATGTATAATACTTCAAATTGTAATACTTCATCTTACAAAAACATCACACTTCATCATTTCTGCTATGATACAAGTATTGTAAATGGATATCCTCAATGTTGTAATGAACTTCTAAGTGATATTAGTCTTTTTGAAAATGCATCATTTGGGCTCTGTATTAAAACTAACATGACTGGTTATAATCTTACAGGTGTCAGCTATGATTGCAATATGACACATCTTAAACATATGGGAACAACAGGAACTCTATCTTATATTGGGCTTATTTCAATGCTTCTATTGGCAATGATGGTAGTAGGATATTTTGGATGGGTTATTTGTGGAGGTGGTCGGCAAAAATATAATATACTATAGATTTTAGAATAGAGTATTAATTAAATCAATCGTAGTATTACATTTATCTTCTTTAGACATTTTATTAAATATTTTTTTTTTTTCACACATTTCTTCAATGGAATATATTTTTTTTAATTCTATAGTATAAAACAAAGTGTTTATCATAAATAGTAATAAATCATCATTTAATATATTGATAATAGAAACGAAATTATTTGTTTTAAAATAAATGGGTCTTTTAATAAACTGTTCCGGTATATCATATAATAAATATGTTCTGGATTTATATCCTAATTTAGGCATGTGTTTTTTAGCAAATACATGTTGTTTAATATTCACACTATATCCAATTTGACAATCTATTTCACACCCACTTATTACTTTTAAATGTTCTTCATCAAGACATTGAAGAATTGGATGTAACACATCATTAAACGCTATTGAATTAATATCAAGTTCAAAATTATCGCAATATTTTTTAATTGAACCATGTATAGAAATCAATTTAATCATGTCCAGTATATATTTTGAAGATAATTGAAATTGCGATCCTTTTATTATTTTTATTTTGCTAAATTGTTCTTCTGTCAAATTATATGATTTTAGCTGTATAAATAAATTTTCTATAAATAATTCAGCATTTTTTTCAACATAGTTATTTTTAGTATCTAATATAGTATGAATATCTGCTACAAGTATAATTATAGTATGACCTAATTTAATAAAATCAATTATTTTATTAAGAACAAATACGATTTTAATATCTAAATAATCATATATTTTTGTTCCCCAATATATAGTAAATTCACCATTCTTTAATTTTCTATGAAATGATTTAGGTTTTCCAACCACATTTTCAATATCATTCAGTACTTTATCCATAAATAATATGTCTATATTAATTTTAAATAAAAAATCAACTTTATCAATTTTATTAATTTTAATACATAATTAATTTTAATACATTATTATATTTATTCATCTAACCATTTACCCCATTCCATAATCCATTCTTTATATTTACTAATATCATATTTCCCATGTTCATACAAAACAAGTTCATCTAAATAAGTAAAATCATCCATATTAATAATAAGAAGTATACATTTTTAAGTTTCAATTTTTATATATTTTATAAAAATTTTATTATTGACTATTGACTTTATAGCAAAATCTACATGGTCCATTAACTATAAATGGAGTGTAAATATCGCAATTACAATTAATGTTATTATTTATATCTTCTAAAGTATTTTCACAATTGTAAAATATATTAAATTTAGAATCTAAATTATTATATTTTGCAATTATATCATCAATTTTATCTTCTAAATTATTATGCTTCTCTATAAATTCATCAACTTTTAATTTTAAAGCGTCCATTATAAATACTAATATAAAATTAGTTTTTAAATTAAAACTATTTAAATACTATAAAATTTAATATAATATGTATAATTTTTTGTTTAAAAGAGTAAAACAAATTATAC